TACTATTTGTACTCCACTATAATGTTCTTTTAGGTCTTGTAGTTCATTCTCTTCTTTACCAGTTAGAAATCTAAATTTTATTTTTTTCTTAGATGATGGTAGGGTAAAGTCAAAATTGTTGTCACTATCTGGTTTTAATTTAAACTCCTTAGTTCCAACAGTAGATAAATCGACGGTATGTGTAAAGTTAGTATTATCTTTAGAATCTACTAAGGTAATTTCATACTTTGCCCCATAAGCTGTATTTCTAAGAAATAAAAGAATAGCTTCTTTATCACATTCTAATAGTTCGTCCATTTGAAAGTCTGGTTCTAATATCTTTCTTCTTAAAAGTACGTCCACCATTTCACCGGATTGTACTAAATTCTGAGACATAATAATATTTTCGTCTGCTGCTGTTAGGTATGAAACTTTAATACTAGATTTTTTATTTTTAGAGAACATTCCTTTTGATGGTAACTCAATAACATCATAAGGTACATTACTTTGAAGGTCTTCTTGTGCGTGTACGTTTGTTGGGTTCATTTTGATTTATATTTTATACAAAGGTTCTTTATATTTTATTATATGTAAACATTTATTACTAGCATAAGTATACTTAGTAAAGAAATTTTTATGGTTATTATATACCTTGTCTGTATAAAGATAATAAGTAAGTTGGAAAAGAAAATAATAGCATATAAAAAATCCATACCTTAGATATGGATTTAATATTATATATGTAGTAATGCCTAGTTTAGTAAACTAATATACATCTATCTGGTCTTAAGGTTGCTGCGATATTTGCAATACCTTCATCACCATAAGATAAATCATTAAAGTTAACATCAGTTAAGAATGTTCCTTGTAGAATCCATTTTTCCACTACAACTCCTGTAGGGTCTAGCATCTCTAAGTCGATATCTTTTTTATAACCTGCAGCGTATCCCATTCTTCCTGTAACTGACTCTGCGTGTAATCTTGCCCATTCCATTAATGCTTGTGCTGCGGAAGGACCGATAGGGTCTCTAAATGTTACGTTAATTGTATTCCACACAAATCTACCAGCTACATATGTAGAGGTATTTAAAAAAGGAATTTCTACAGAACCAATACTAATATTAGGTCTAGATGTACTTTCCACATACCATTCATTAATTCCTAACGATGAAGGAAATCTTAATATAAACCTATTCTTTTTCTTAGGTTCGTACGGTATGGGCATTTTCATTAATAAGTCAGCCATAATTTATTATTCTTTTTTGTAATTCTTATTCATCAATAAATATAAACAACTTTGAAAATTTCTCATTTTTTGTCTTTACTTGCTTTAATAGTTTCTATTATATATAATATAGCCGCTTTTAAATCTTAGCTTTCATAACAAATAGCTTATTAGCTTTAGTACTATCTAATGTGCTCTTTAATCTCTTTACTGCTTTTAAGTTCTTTATATCATCATCTAAAAATACAATTTCATCATAGTCATCTAATAGTCCATTTATAATTTCTGCTTTTTTATCAAAGTCCGCCACTGCGGTTAGTTTTGATGAAGTGACTGCATCATTAATAGCATAAACTAAATTTCTGTCTAATCTGTCTCCTATTGGGACTAATCTTCCTTCTTTATCTCTATACATTAACCACTCCCTTAAAGTGTCGTAGACAGCGTCCTCGTGACCTCTGGCAGTCAATATACCAATGTTATACCCTCTATTTATAAATTCATCCATCACATTAAGATTTGCAATAATAGGTTCTCCACCCATAATTGAATCTGTAATAGATTTAGGGTCTGCAAAATCTCTATAATCGTAATATTTTTTGGTTTCGTCCGTAACTTTTTCATTACGATATTCTGCTGGGGTTAATGCAACTTCCTCTTCACCAGGAAATTGTCTATAGATGTATATGTCTTCAGGTTCAACTACTGTGTCGTCTAAATCTAACAATACAAGTCTATTTAAGTTTGCAAGTTCTTTTAAAATAAATCTATTACTTATATTTTTAATCACTAATTTTTTATTTAAAATTTTCTAAGAAAGGCCATAATTCATCATCGACTAAAATTTTGGTAATGGAAGGCATCATCCATGGGGATATATTTGATAGTTTCATTCCGTTAGTTAACCAGATAATAATTTGTGAATTTTTTAATGCACTAATTTGAGCCTCTCCGAATGTACCCGCTCCCGCAGTACCATCAAAATTTATTAAATTAGTGTCACATATTTTTAACATATACAAATCTTGTACTACTATTTTGTCTCTTATTTTCTCTCTAAATACTTTAAAAGACTCATTATCTAATTCATTTGATTTCCAAGTTTTAAATAGTTTTTGGAACTCTTCGTCTTCATCTCTTATGGTTTCTGCTCTCATAGGATTAAGTATGATTGGTATTTCCAATCCTTTAAAATCCATTGTACCATTTGTAACTAATTCTAAAAGTCTATTACCTTTAACAACATGGTCTGGTCCAAAAAAGTCTTCTACTTTAGTTCTCCATGAAAGTGCATCATCCGCAAAATCTATTCCACCACCCAAATAAATTGCTCTAGGTTTAAACACACCATCCATATCCATAGGGTCCAACACATCTATTAAATGAATAGTATCTTTCATTTCATCTGCACTTGCATTAATAAGAAAGTCAGAAGCTTTATCAGTTAGATATCTTTTTAACCATTTTTTCATTTTAGAAAAGAAACCGTCAGCTTTAAGTTCTGGTATTCCCCCATATGAAATCTCATTTAAATCATCAGATACGTCCTCATCATCCCTCATTTTTCTAAATTCATCATCATAAAAATAATCTGGATTCGTCCCAGGATATTCCCTCCAATTATCTGGCCTATCATCTTCAGTAGTATTAACTAAATCATTTAAAACTTTTTTTACTTCTTCTCTTTTCTCTGGAGATAGTGATACTAGTTCATCATAAAGATTTGTTTTATCTTCTACAAATTCTCTTATAATTCTTTTGGTGTTCATTTAATAATTTGTTTTTTCTATTTTATTACCTTTTATAATATCTTTTGCAGCAGACGTTCCTAATCTAGTAGCCCCTGCGTCCATCATTCTTTCTGCATCTTCTTTACTATAAATACCACCTGAAGCTTTAACTTGTAAAGGACCCGCATTAGACTTCATAATACTTACAGCTTCAGGGGTTGCCCCTATTGGTCTGTCATCATCTGGTTGGTAAAATCCTGTTGATGTTTTAACAAAAACATTTTTAGCTTTTTCAGGTCCAACAGTTTCTACAACTATTTTACTAATTAATCGTGTAAGTTCAGCAATTTCTTCAGGAGATAAAGCTGCCGACTCTATAATCCACTTAACCGTTTTTCCTTCATCTATTCCTATAGCTGTTCCTTCACTGACTTCCTTCATAACCTTATCTAAATTACCACTCTTAAAAGCATTATAATCTACCACAAAGTCTAGTTCATCGACCCCATGTTGAATTGCTTCTAGAGCTTCGTCCATTTTGGTTCCATGTTCACTATTACCATGTGGAAAACCTATAACCGTACCAACTAATACTCTTCCACTATAACCTTGTCTGTCTATTAACGCTCTTGCACCTGCAACATATTCGGGCCTTAACATAACTAATTTCATGTCATGTTCTATTGCATCTTTAATTGTGTCGAAAACTATTCTATCAGTTTCAAACTCATTTACCCCCGCTTGTTCTGGTGTTTTTAAATATGTAGAATCTAGATAACGGGATAAATCAACGTCATCTTGTTCTTTTATCAACATTAAATCTTTTATTCTTTTTATTTGTTCATTTAACATCTAGTAATTGTTTATTTATAAATATATTTATAATATATGAAAAATTTGATTAGAAATGCACTAAGAGAAGAACTACTACTGGAAGAGAAGGTAATTGGGTTTGATTCCCCAACCAACAACTTTGTGGTGGTAGCAGGAGGTCCTGGTGCAGGAAAAAGCTTTATAACACGAAATTTAATTAATCTAGACAATGTTAAAGAATTTAATGTCGACCAAGTAAGAGTTATGACAGCAAAAAAACTATGGGGAGACGATTGGGAAGAAATGATATCTACAGAAGAAGGGTACCAAGAAATATTAAATAGAACTTATACTACATCTGACCCTAGAAACTTAACTGTAAGATTTCTTAAACAATTTTTACAACAAGAAAGAAATCAGGGAGTTAATGTTATTTATGATGCAGGTGGAGGACAACAACAAGTAATGAAAGATGTATGGAGTCTTGCAAAAGATTCGGGATTTAATACCACTTTAGTTTATGTGAGGACCCCTTTAGAATTAGCCCAAATAAGAAATGATGAACGACCTAGAAGTTTACCGGATGATATGGTAGCCCAATATCATCAAAAAGTTAAAGACAATATGAGAAATATAATACCATTATTTGATAATGTTTGGATTATAGATAATAAGGAGTTAATAAACTTGGGGGATAGACCTTCTGAGAATATAGAAAAGATAAAATAACTTAAATAGTCTTTATAATTTCCAATTTTATATTGGGATAATTTTTCATAGCTTTAGTTACCGACGTGATATGTTTATCTTTATCTTCCCAGTATTTAACATGAACACATCCTGGATATTTCTTCAGAATTTTTTTTACTCTATTTCCTTTATCACGGTCCTCATTGTCAATTAAGTAATAATCATCAAAGATATAACCAAATCTATTAAGTAGATTTATTAACGGTTCTTTAACTTCCATTCTTCTATTAGATAGTAAAATAAATACACCTTCTGGGTCATAATTTAAAGATGTTGTATAATCCTTTTTAGTTTTTACTATAGCGGTAAAATTAAGGGCGGGGTCGAGACTTTCTTTTTGGTCGAGATATTCTATCGTCTCTTCGTAGGGTAATCCGACAATTGTGTTGTCAAAATCAAATAGGTATATGGTCATATAATATATTTTATTGTTAGTACAAAGATACTAAAAAAATCTCAAATAACCATAACAAACTTCAATATAATTTATTTGGATTATATGAAACCTTTTATTATCTTTAGAGTATAATATAATAGAAAACTAATGTATAATTATAAAATAAAGAAAATATGACTTACCTACTAATTTATTTACTTGTCTCAACTGTCGTAATGGCAGGTTTTGTTTTGTTGAACGAAAAACAATTACAGGAGAACTATCTTAAAATTGAAGAAGAGCGTAATGGTACACCATCTAATTTATGGTATAATTTTTATATATTAACCCATTTTTTAAAAGCTCCACTTTTATTTCCTTTAATATTTGTATTAATATTACGTAATGGTGGAAAGATTATATAATAAAAAAGGTCCGAAAGGACCTTTTTTAATTTATATTTATTCAAGTTCTATCTCAGCGTATTCCTCACCAAGAGAAATCTCATCATCAATATCTTCAAGCGCTTCATCCTCTTCTACCTCTGGATAAGGTATTGGGTTACTTACCGCATCATAACTTCTAGGAGCTGTTCCTCCTGGTTTACCTGATGCCATTAATTCTGCGGTGTACGTCATAAAATTATTTAATTTAGTTAATGTGTTCATTATCTGATGTCTTGTTTTCTTATCTTTAATGAAGGTCCATGCCTTTTTAAGATTTGATACAATATTTTCTATCCCGCTAGCGGCTGAAACCCCAGGATTACGACCACCACTCCATTCTGACTGTTCTACCAGTAAATAATTTTTTCTAGCCAATCCTCTAATTCTTTCTTTAACAATAGACTTTCTTATTTCTGTAAAAGTCTCCTCAATCATTAAATCTAATTGCTCTAATTGACTTTTGTGGTATAAATCATCTACTGATTCAAAATGAGTACCATATTCGCCTCTATCTTCATGGTCTTCATCATAAGACATATCTTTTTTAAGAGCACTTCTATGACTTCTACTCATATCGTCATGTTTTAATCTGTACTCATCATGTCCTTCATCTGCACCATAATTATAAGTTTCTTCACCCTCACTATCTTCTTCAAGAGCCACACTATTAAACTTCTCTAAAGCGTCCATCGCCTTCTTTGTTTGACGTACTTTTTCTCGATTTTCTTCATTATCCTCAGCATCTCCTTCTTCTTCTATTCTTTGTTGCTTTATATTAGAATCAACACCTACAACTCTAGATTTTCTACCATCAAACTCACTTCTATCTGAATGGTCAATATCTTCATAACCTTCACCCATTTCATAATCTCTTAACTTATCCATATTTAAATAAGCCCCAATTTCATCTTCATCAAAACCTTCTGCACTTTGGTCTGCCGTATATCCTGGAGTAAACTCACCTTCTTCATAACTAGGTCGATGACCACCCCCACCTTTATCATGACTAGGTCGTCTTTCATGTCTATAATCATCAAAAATTTCCTCTTCATTGGTTACGGTCATATCAGTATAGAAATCTTCAGAATCTGCTATAGCTAGGTCTACCGGGGGAGTTAACTGTTCGTTATATTGTTTTTCCATTAATCGAGTTAATTGTTCCTCACTAACCACTATTTCTTGAGGCTGTGACCCATAAGTTTCATGAATCTTCTTGGTTTTACCTAAACCTTCTAATATATTAGACTTTTTTAAATTGATTTTCTTCATTTTTATACGTTCTCAAAAGATGCTCCTGTTGGAGTTATTAGGAATTCAACACTAATGAATTCAAGTGACCTTGTTGGTTTGATATAAATCTTACCTTCCAAGGTATTTTGGTCTATTAATTGTGGGTCATCAGATAGTACCACTCTAAAGTCTGTTAATCCTCTTTCTCTTCTAATAGAATCTAGAATTGGGTTTACTAAGTCTAAGAACTCATTTCTAACCTGTTCATCATTTTGTTCAAACAATAATCTAACAGCAACTGCCGATATAAGTTTTCTAGCCTGTAGTAATAATCTTCTAACATTAATTCTATCTAACGCGGATTCTCTAATTTGTAAAGTTTTATTACCCCAGATTACCGTACCTACATCAGAGTAGGTTGCAATTGGATTGATTCTACCTTGATAAAGGGTGTCTCTCTCATCTAGTGTAAGTTTCTTTCTTGCTTTAACAGCGTTTACAATACCCCGAGTATAACCAGCCGATGCGAACCATGGGAATGATATGTTATCCGTCAATGCTATGTTTCTCATTACCTCGTATGTTGGTGGTATGTATATTCTTACATTATTTTCTGTGTCATTATTAAGTACCCAAGGATAGTAAGTAGCCGTATAGTTAGAATCTATTCCTGTATTCTCTAAAGCTTGAACCGCGTTTAGAGGTGAAACGATACTAGCAGCATCACTCGGTGTAGCAACAAACATATTATAATCTGGTGTAGTTGCCACGTAAAGTGAATCCGCTCTATCATCCTCAATCATTTCTATAGATTCTTCTACTAAGTTACTATTATTAACATAATCAATACCTGGAGTAGCGAATATATTAATATTAACAGCTTCAGGATTAGCAAACGTTTGAATGCCATCTAAATATGGATAATAATCCGTACTTGCGTCTAATGTACCTATTGGTTTGAATGAACCGTCACCAGTTGCGTTAGGGTATTCAGTAGTTGGACATGCTCCAGCTAAGTAACCACTTTGACCTCTTCGATATGCGTCTGAATTACTTCTAGTTTTTCTATAAATGTCCCAACCATCGAACCCACCATATGGTAATACAGTGAATTTTCTTGAGTTTAATCTATAATAAGGGTCAGTAACTAAGGTAGGGTCTGATTGGAAAGTAGCTTCTCCAACCACAAACTGGTCGGTTATCCCAGATGTACCACCTACAGGACAACCACAATTAATAACTGCACATAACTCACCTTGTGTATAAGTACACGTAGCGTTTTTATCCATGTGGAACCCTTGTGTTAAACAAGGCCAGTCATTACCTGTAGGGTCTGCACATTTATCATTTGGTGCTTGTTTTCCTTTATATAAGAAGAAATCTGGGTCAATTCCAATCGTATCAGATATACCCAAATAAACTTGTCTTGGTTTGTCTCCAGCACTAATAACTTCATTGCTTCCTCCTGATGATGTTCCAAACGGAGGATTATAAATTATTTCTCCTGGAGAATCATATTTTCTTTTATAAAGAACTGTTGGGTTCTTTCTACTAGCGTATTTTCTAAATAAGTAACCTTCAAAACCACAAGGTAACGCTGTCCAAAGAGTATCGTCCATTTCAATATCTGGATTCATTTCTAACATTGCGTATCTACTCATTAATTCATATGTACCATCTGAAGTTCCAACTTTTTTACCTATGTAACTATTCAAGGTTGGGTTCAAACTACATCTAGTGTATTTCTCTAAAACTATTGGGTTAGCGTCCGTATCATTAAAGTCTCTGATAACAAAATCAAACTCAGCTCTTTCAAAACTAAGATTAATAATTGAGAATTTAACTGCTCTATTTGCTGCATCTCCATCAGGAATTGTTATAAATCTAAATAATTGGTATACTTTGAAACCTCTTAATTCAGATACAATCCATGGTGTTACTGGTGTTTGCCATTTTTCTTGATAGAATGCGATAGTATCCGTGTTAGCTGCTTCTCTAAATGAAGGTAGTGCTTGTAAAGTACATCTTAATCCTCTTACATAACCTTTTTTCCAGAAATGAGTTAACATTTTAGGATAAGCCTCCTCAACAAAAATAGGTACTTGTGTAGTGTCCCTATCAAAGTTACCAACACCATAAACTCGTTTTATATAATTTGTAGAACTTTCATTCATTGAAACATCAAACATTCTACTTGTTCCTAATTTATCTATTACTCTCATACCAAAATCAGCAAATGGGTTGTTTAATACTTGACTCCATGTTGCCCCTGTACATACAAAAGCTACATCGGTTGCCCCGGTTACATCATAAAGTGGACCACCCGAACTTAAAGTACTTAACCCTCTCGAACGGAAAGTTGCAACTACTTGGTCATGATATTCACAAAAAGTGTCTCCACTTAGTCGACACATTGTTATTGTAGTAATACCACTATATTGTGATTGTTGAATACTTGTTCCTGTGGTTGAAATATCTATTGCTGATGTATAGGTCCCTGTTCCTCCACTTCTCGCTCCTAAAGTAAATAAAACAGAATAACCATCATATTTGTTTGTTACGGCATTATAATCAAAGAAATTATATGTCCAAGTATCGTTCTTGTCGTCACATCTATCTGAACAGTGACTACTTAATCTATCAAACACTCCCCATCCATGAGTGTGAGGGTCAGTTCCGGTAATTACACCATAAGGTATTGGTGCATTCATTTCAGGATAATTAATTGAGTTACCTGAACATACGCCAGAGTACTCTGCAAACTGGTGACAACCATATGACCATCCTAGACCTGTTCCTGATACAGCTACATCTGCTGGTGAGCCGTCTAAAGCGACTGGATGTTGTCCATTTAATTTTCCTGCTGCATATGTATAAAATGATGTTAAATCTGCTCTTAATGTAGTTGTACTTCCATTATACAATTCTATTGTGTTATCCATTCTATCACCTAAAAAAGTTGAACCCGCGATAATACTATCTATTACCGAACCACCACCTGCATTTTTTACTGTGTTAGTAGAAGCAGTAAATACTGTTGTAAATAAAGCTTCGGTTGAACAATCTTCTGTAAGGCCTGTTATGCCGTCACAACATTGTGTAACAGCACTCATTGATGGGTCTTTTACATGACATAAATGTTTTAATGTTGTACAATCTAAATCTCCTAAAGTTATTACCGACCAAGAAGGTCCTGCGTCATAACCAGAATATCCTAATACTCTTGTTACAAATAGTTGATTTGATTGTTGTAAATAAGCTTTAGCGATATACCCCAATTCGTATTTAGGTATCTGAGAGCCTACGTACTTTTCAGCACTTACACCCCCAAAATATGTGGTAAAATCACCATATGAACTTATAAAAATCGGCTCAAAAGCCGGTCCTCTTAATGCTTCTCCTGAAAGTCCTAATGTAGTAACTCCTACACTTTGTGATACGAAACTAAGGTCTTTCTCCGAAGTATACACCCCGGGGGAAACAAAAACTCTGTTAGAATTGTTAGCCATCTGTTATTATTTTAATTTTTGTTTATTAGTTTTATTTCTTAATAAATATGAATCTCTTATCGAAAAGAATTACATAAAACTAGGTATTTATGATTAAGTAGGAATAAAGTATGACTATTTTCTACCTTACGACTATGAATGATAAGAAACCCATAAAAAACCTTAAAATTAAACCTGAAATACACAAGGTGTTAAAAGACTATTGCAATAAGAATGGTTTAAAAATGTTTAAGTTTGTAGAAAAACTAATTTTAGATAAATGTATCCCTAAAAAAGACATTTATGGGGACTCATAATATGTTTCCACAAAACTCTATAGAAGCTGGGTAATATGGATTGGTTGGTGTCACCATTAAACTTAATACATCTTCATTACTAATTTCTATTATTTTGCCGTAATCTATCCCTAAGAATATTCCGTTTTGGTATACTGTGTAGGTTCCGACATTATGTTGAGCAGAAATTTGTAAATTAATAGTATAGTTATAAGTTTTAGTAACTGAATGAGTTGTAGTAATAGTATATCCCGTACTAGAAATTCCTGTACTTCCGTTAGTGCAAGTATCACCACTTTGTCCGTTATAGGTGCATCCGCTATAAAAATCCCAGGACTCACAAACTTTATCTGGATTTTCATCGCTGATACTATGAGGTCTATTCTTTTTAGTTTTAGTGTCAGTTTCAAAAACTAATAAAGACCTAGAGATAGCAGGAGTAACCTCAAACTCCTCCTCATCAATCAAAAATCCTTGCATCTGAAAAGTATAATTTTGCATATAAAATTTTCTACTTTCTAAATCTGATATTTGACTTTCATCACTTATCGTCTCAAGGATGATTGGTATATAATGACCTTTTACAAATGTATAAGCCTGTCTAGAACTAAATTTCTGTAACACAACTCTATTAAATTGATTTAATTCTCTCATTCTATTACAAACTAATCTCACATCATAAGTTATATCTATAGGAACTGGTTGTGGTATCTTATATAAATCCATTCCTTTTCTTTGGCCATCCCAAGTAGGTACTTTCGCATAGTGAAAAGTTTTTCTATTAGGTATTGTATATTGTAGGGAAGGATTAGTTCCAAATTGTACATCAGGCCTCCTAACTACGCACACAAATGGTAGAGTTATGTTCTCATCTCCGTCTACAAATTTCCATGTATTAGTAAACTCACCCCATCTCTGTGTGGTTAAA